CCAAATCATCCAGTTGGAACTCAAAAAACAAAACTGTACAATTAAAGAGCATCTGCCCGTTTACAAGTATGAGATGCACAAATTAGGATTGCAGCAGCTTTACTACACAGAATGTAAGCGTTTATTTATGAAAGGGCAGGTGCAATGAGTGGTGGTTGGATAAAAATACACCGCAAACTTTCCGAGCATTGGATATATCAAGATAGCAACTACCTGCATTGGTGGATTGACATCCTGCTTGCTGCAAACTTTGAGGATAAAAAGGTACTGGTTAAGGGTGCTTTGTACGATTGCAAACGTGGTCAAAGCGTGTATTCACTTGATACATGGGCTAAACGCTGGAACACGGATAAAAGCAAGGTACGTAGGTTTTTAACTATGCTAGAAACTGACGGCATGATTACACTTGAAAACATATCTGTTTCGACACGGCTAACTGTTTGTAAATATGAATGTTACCAAGACGAGCGACACGCAGATGAAACGCAAGTGAAACGCAAACGACACGCAGATGAAACGCAGATGACACCAACTAAAGAATTTAAGAATGATAAGAAAGAAAAGAAAGAAGAAGAAATATATATACACTTTGACCACCTTTCTATTTCTACTGCCGAGCATCAGAAACTGATTGATGCAGGTTATACAGAACAGCAGGTGCATGAAATTTACCAAGATATACAAAACTACAAGGGTAACAAAAACTACAAATCACTATATCTGACTTCCCTAAAATGGCTGGGTATGAATAAGACAAAAGAGCAGGCCAAAACCTCAAACCCGAAATGGCTAATTGCACATGGTGATAACATCATGCAGATTTGTGAAACCGAAGAACAGGCAAAAAAGGCACTGGAAAATATCAAGTCGCAGTTGAAACATTGTCCGTATGAGGTTAGATTTGAAGCCAACTTTGTAAGTCAATACGAAAGGTTAGTATTTTGAACTACGGATTTTACAATATCGAAATTCCTGCCGGCAAGACATCTGGGGAAGTGCAAACACTCTGCCCGCAATGCAGCCATACCCGGAAAAAGAAAACCGATAAATGCCTATCAGTCAACCTTGATAAGAAAGCATGGTATTGTCAGCACTGCACATGGAAAGGTGCAATAATTGACCGCCCGGAGGTGGTAAAATATGAATTGCCGGAATGGAAAAACAACACCACACTATCCGACAAAGTGCTAAAATGGTTTGAGGGCAGACGCATAACAGCAGCCACGCTCAACAAGATGCAAATCACAGAGCAGGTGGAATGGATGCCGCAGGTAAGTAAGGAAGTAAACTGCATCTGTTTTAATTACTTTTACGAGGGCCAGTTGATAAACACGAAGTACCGGGATGGCGCAAAGCATTTCAAGATGCACAAAGGTGCGGAGCTTATCCCATACAATATCGACTGCCTTGCAACCGCAAAAGAGGTGTGGATTGTTGAGGGCGAAATGGATGCGCTGTCTTTAATCGAAGCTGGAATTGAAAATGTGATTAGCGTTCCAAACGGTGCGCAGCCAAACCTAACTTTTTTTGACCGCTTTATGCCGTCATTCGACCACATCGAAAAGATACACATTGCGGTTGACAACGATGCACCCGGTATCGAATTACGTAATGCCATTGCAGAGCGGTTTGGTAAGGATAAATGCGATTACATTGTTTTTAATGACTGCAAAGATGCAAACGAGTTTTTATTGCTGAATGGTGCATTTGCGCTGCGTGATGCTGCAAATAGCTTCACAGAATTTCCAATGGTGGGCGTGTTCAGTATTACCGACTTTCTGCCTGATATTGAAAACCTTTACAACTACGGACTTCCTGCCGGGGCAGATACTGGGATGTGGGGTTTTGACCAGCACTTAAAATTCCACAAAGGATATTTGACCACGATTACAGGCGTACCCGGACACGGCAAATCGGACTTCCTCGACCACATCATTGTCAAACTATTGCAACGGCATGGCTGGAAAGGTGCATTTTATTCACCCGAAAACAGGCCAACGGAATTGCATATCAGCAAGCTGCTGAAAAAAATATCACAACGGCCATTTATGGGGCAAGACCGCATGACACAGGATGAAATATACGAGGCATTGTATCTACTGGAAAACAGCATCTATTTTGTGAAACCCGAAAAGGACTTCACGCTGGAAAGCATTTTGTCAAAGGTGGCCGAATTAAAGAACCGCAGGAACATTGATTGGTTTGTGATTGATGCGTGGAACAAATTGGAACATCAGTACAGCGAAAGTGAAACAAAATACATTGGGCAGTCGCTGGATAAGCTGGTAAATTTCTGTGAGCGGTATAATGTGCATTGCTTTTTGGTGGCACACCCCCGAAAGATTGCAAAGCGTGACGGTAAAAACTATGACATACCCACCCTTTATGACATCGCAGGTTCAGCAAACTTTTTTAACAAGACAGACAACGGCATCACTGTTTACCGAAACTTTGACAACAACACGGTTGAGGTACATATCCAAAAAGTAAAATTTAGCCACTGGGGAAAAGTAGGCCAGCAGAATTTTACCTACGATACAGCAACAGGATTATATGTAGAAACAACATGAGAGCAAAAATAAAACAACCCAAAACAAACAGCCGCACCACATTCCGCATGAGTGAGGTGTCGCAGCTAAAAGAAACAATCCGGCATCAGCAAATCCGCATACAGGAACTGGAACGGATGCTAAAAATGAACATCACCAATGAGGATGCCGCAGTCAAAGCCGCTCACCTTGCAATAAGGTCAGCGTATCATGGCTATTTGCCAACACATGTGTCGCACAAAACCCGTGAGCGTGAGTATCTGGAACCCCGGCAGATATTTATGTGGCTACTCCGCTACAAAACAGCAATGTCGTTAAGGGATATCGGCAACATTTGCGGTGGGCGTGACCATTCAACCGTCATCCATGCGGTTAATTTAGTGGACAATTTCTGCGAGATTGACAGGCGTTATGCTGCCCGTGTTGAAACGATTAAAAATAACTTTGAGTTGTTTGTGAATGAAGTTTAATTTTGTATATTTGCACAATGAAACAAACAATAATAGGGCCTGTAAAAAAATCAATTAGGATTTGGCTGCCTGATGAAATGGAAAAAGATGGTGGTGTTTGGATTAATGCAACCGTTCATAATGTTTCGGTAAATTATGAAGATATCATAATTGAAAAAAACAGCAAAGAGATTGACATTGAAAATACATTAAGTTCATTTGAGGGGTATAAGATTGAAACTATTAATGAAACTGATTAATCCTTTCAAGCCGCACGCGGTTGAACTGCCTGATGGTGGTTTTGCTATCCGGTTGTATCGGATATGCTCACCCCAGTTCCTTACTGAATTTGGAACTTACACGGATTGCGTCGACAACCTGATGTTATTCCGCACTCATTATGAGGCAATCAGCCACTTGGATATTTTGACCTACAAACGAAAGCAATTAAATAAAGCAAAAGCAATATGATAGTAATTGACATCTGCCTGACTGACGTTCCAAAGGAACTGATAACAGAGGGCAAAAACGGTAAAAAGTACCTGAAATTGGTGCTGAATGAACGCAAAAGCGAGGGCAAGTATGGCGAAACCCACACGCTGCAATTAAGCCAAACCAAAGAACAGCGAGAAGCAAAGACACCGCCTGTTTATGTTGGTAGCGGCAAGGCGTACAAGTTTGAGCAAAAGCCGAAAGAAAATCTTTTTAAGGCCGACAAGAGTGGCATCATGGAAAACTTCAAAAATGACTATGCTGCCCAAATTGAAAACGAACAAAATGATTTGCCATTCTGATGAGTTTAGAGTTTGCAAAAAAGGTATTTGACCAGCAAATAAAAAAATCAACCGGTCTTGAAAAAGAAATACAAAAAAGCGCAAAGAACCTTTTTTTGTTAAGTCAAGAATTATCACCGTTAGATTACAAGATTTTAAGAAATATCAATCCGGGTGAATTTGGAACAAAACCAAGAAATGAGTCAAAATATAAAATCGATGAACACCTTGTATTTGCTGCAAACCCAAAACCTGAAATGTTTTACTACGAACTAAAAATCAAAATAATAAAAAACTACTTAAAAGAAACAAGATGAAAAAAACTCTCGCAGAATTTATGCTTGAAGATGGTCAGGCATTACGGTCAATTTACAATTATTTGCAATTAAGCTATGAGCAAATTGAAGGAAAAACCCTTGAATTTGATGAATATGCTTATACAAATGAATTGCAATTTTACAAAACAGTACAGGAAGCAGTCCGCATTTTGATTGAACATACGGCAGAAAACAATGAGAATGCAAATTATTGAAACCTGCGATGACATTTGCAAAATGCTCATTGAAAAAAATGCCAAGTATGGAAACTCCGCCCTTAACCCGGTGCGAGTTTTCAGCAAGGCATCCACCACAGAGCAGTTGCTTGTTCGCATTGATGACAAATTGAGCCGTATCAAAACAACCGGGATGGAAGCACCTGATGAGGACACCCTCAATGACCTTATCGGTTACCTTATCCTGCTTAAAATCGCAACGAAATGACACCAAAAGAAAAAGCAGAAGAGTTGTTTAATAAGTTTCAACAAGATTATTTTATTCTTGTATTGCCTAATGGCAGAAAAATGTATACAAGCGAAATTAAATACTGTGCAATGATTGCAGTTGATGAGATAATTGAAGCTACTATTGATGATTGGAGTCATTCTGAATACTGGCAAGAAGTAAAAAGAGAAATAGAAAATTTATGACACACGAGGATAAAAGAAAACACTTTATTGAACACGCACGTAAAGGGATGAAAATGCAGGTTGTTGATGCCTGTAAAGGTGTGGCAAGTTATGCCACCGTAATAAAGGCATTGAACAATCACAGCAAGTACAAAAGCAAAAAGGAACAGCAAGTAATTGACACGGCCTTTGAACTTTTGCGCCATGAGTACGGAAACGAGGGGATATAAAACGGTTGTATATTGGAAAGACCAGATGCTTTCCTTTGAGCCAGTGCCTGATGAAGAACTTGAAAAGACACTCAAAAAATATCGGAAAAAAGGATTTCAAGCCGAGCCGATTTCGGATGACCTGATAAAAAAAATCGCAGAAAGTTTGCATATATAAAAAACTATACTATATTTGCACCATACAAATCAATCAAATATGAAACACGATTTAGAAAAAAGAACCAAACACGGCAGGGTATCATCTTGCGAGTACGAGTTTTATTACTCGTCATTCACCGACATTGTTAGCATCACTGCTACCTGGGCGAACATCAACGAAAAGGAAAGGGTTGCCATCCCTGCTGAAAAGCTGGATGAACTTATCAGCTTTTTGCAGGAAGCGAAAGCCATGCACAATTTAGGTCAGTACAAGGAGGGTGTCAGCTATGAATAACACCCTAACCGCACCCATTCTGCCAAACGAAGTAGAATGGAGAATTCAGAGCCAAACAAGTACGGGCAAACTGATTGTCGTGCCGTACATAAACAATCGCTGTGTAATGACACGCTTCGATGCTGCTTTTGGTGCAGAGAACTGGACATCCGAGTTTCGGGAAATCAGCAATGGTTTTCTTTGCCGCCTTACCGTGACCATAAATAAACGGGAAGTGTACCGGGAAGACGGAGCCAGCAAGACAAACATCGAGCCGGAAAAGGGTGGTATCTCTGATGCAATGAAACGTGCTGCTGTGCAGTTCGGATTGGGCAGATGCCTATATGACTACCCACGTGTAATGATTGAATGTGAGGGTAAGTTTATCCCCGATTGGGCATACGAAAAATTGGATAAACTCGTCACATGGATAAACGAGGGCAAGTGTAACCGTGACATGATTATTTTAAGCCAAAAGTGATGAATAAAGAACTTGACAAACAATATGATGCAAGGCCGCTGCCAGTGGTGGCCTTGCTCGATGCCGGTGATATTGCAGGTGCTAAGGCATACGTCACACAATTAGCTGCTCACGCTGCTGCGTATGACATCCACGACTTAACCGCTTATATGGCAATGAACCAAATCCGCAGGGAGTTAATCACACGCAACCTGATTGAAGCGATGCAGCCCGAATGGGATAGTGCAGAGTTCAAGGTAAACAGGGTGCATACAGAGCAGCAGCACCGCATCCGGTCGCAGTTTTGGGGAGAAAAACACGAAAACCCATATCAAAGATGAAAAAGCGAGAAACACCCAAAAGCATTGAAAGGCAGTTGCAGGATTGCAAACTATTCGGAAATACCGAACAGATGCCAGAAGCCCAGCCGTATGATTACGCCAATATGCCGGATGATTTGCCGAGTGTAGAGCATTGGTATAATGTGCGAGAGCGGCATTTGTTTCAAGTGGAACGAATAGCAAATGGATAACGTGATGCAGCTACCCGAGGCGGGGATTAATAGTACAAACTTTCAAAATAGAACAAATGATAAAGAAAATACAAAACTTGATTAATACACAACCGCCACATTTTTGGGTAGGTGCTGTTATACGCTGTTTTTTGAACGCTATACAGCTTGTTGTGATATTATTAATATTTAAAAATTATGGCGGTAGTTGGCTTATGTTTTGGCTGCTGCTTTTACTTATATCCATTTCATCAGTTAAAGGATATTTAAAAGGTGTCAATAAAAAATAGATCATAATGGTTGAGTATAAACGAATGTAAAACAAAAATTATGAAATATTTTATTGTAATATTTGTAATCTTTATCTTTTTGTTTGTAGGAATGTTATTTTATAAACTTTCCAATGTTAGTTGGTATTATCAATTTTTTACACAAAATTTTAAAGATAAAGATTATTTCACTAGATTTGTTAAATGGTTAATGTCTTGATATTATCGTTTTAATTCAACATAACGTATCGGTGCTATACGATGTGGCGGACTTTCAGCACGAAAGCCCAATACGAAGCACAAAAGTTGAATTTAAAAACGAAACAGAAAAAAGAAAAAATCATTTCCGCTAAAAGAATTGACATACATTGGTTTGATGAAAACGGTTATAGTAGTCAAGAAGAATTTACAATTATAACCATAGATAGTTGCGAATATCTTTTAGCTGATTACGATAGAAGTAGGATGATTACTCATAAGGAGAATTGTAAATTTTGTGCAGAACGTAGCAAAAAATAATTGCTACTAACAGTCGTGCAGGCGCAGCCATAAGCATTTAAATATACATTGGTTACGCTTGCACTTTGTTATCACCTATCGGGTATAATACCACTTAGTATAAACAAAATCGTACCTTATCGGGTATATGGAATTGATTGCAACCATAATTTTTTTATCCCCTGCTGC